AACACCACCGCCTCTTACAACACTGCTGTAGGTTATCAGTCCGGCTATTCACAAACAACCGCGGGGAACAACACTTCGTTTGGCGCAACGAGTTTGTTTAGCACAACGACTGGAACACTGAATACGGCTATTGGTCAGTCAAGCCTGTATTCAAATACCACCGGAGGCAGCAACACCGCGCTTGGTCTTCAGGCCCTGTACTCCAACACCACTGCCTCTAACAACACGGCTGTAGGTTATCAGGCGGGGTATAGCAATACCACGGGTGTTTATAACATTGCAATTGGTGCGTCTGCCCTTTATTCAAACACTACTACCTCTAACAACACGGCTATTGGATTCAGGGCTGGTTATTTAACCACTGGTCAAGGCAACACATTTGTTGGGCGAGATGCTGGTTACAACACAACCGGCGGTTCAAATACTTTTATTGGTTATAGCGACTCTTCAGGGTATGGCGCTGGTCAACTTGTAACAACCGGCTCCAAGAACACCATCCTCGGCGGCTACAACGGCAACCAAGGTAGCCTCGACATCCGCACCCTTAGTAATTACGTCGTTTTATCGGATGGGGATGGTAACCCCCGGATGTACTTCGACACCAACGGTATAGCCAACCTGCGCTCCTCCATGCTGGAGCAGATGACCATCAGCGCAACAGCGGCGACCGGCACGATTAACTTCGACGCTATTACCCAATCGGTCCTGTACTACACCACAAACGCTTCGGGTAACTTCACGATGAACGTGAGGGGCAGCAGCGGCGTTACGCTTAACAATTCGATGGTAACCGGCCAATCCCTGACAATTGCTTTCCTCTGCACAAACGGCTCAACGGCTTACTACCAGACGGCTATGACGATTGACGGCACCTCGGTCACCCCCAAGTGGCAGGGTGGCACAGCACCATCAGCGGGTAACGCAAGCTCGATTGATTCGTACGTCTACACCATCATTAAAACGGGCGCGGCTACATTCACCGTGCTTGCCTCACAAACCAAGTTTGCGTAAGGAGCGGATGATGCCTTTGCTTGGAACAAGGGGTGCAGCATCAGCCGGTGGCTTTGGGCTTTTTGCGAAAACTGGAGCACCTCCCGGTCAACAGGCTTACATCACAGCAGGAACTTACACTTGGGTTGCGCCTGCTGGAGTGACTTCTGTTTCTGCCGTAGCTATAGGTGGCGGTGGCAGTGGTACTTCGCTAGGATCTGGTGGAGGTGGAGGTCTTCGATATGTTAATAATTATTCTGTTACACCGGGATCTAGTTATACCGTCGTAGTGGGGAATATAGGTATTCCAACTGATTCGCCTGATGGAGGCAATTCATCTGTATTTGGAGCAATTGCTAATGGTGGTAAAGGACGTCAAAACGGCGGCGCCGGTGGTGGTGGGTCCGGGGGCACGGCTGGCTACACGGGCGGCAACGGATCAGGAGCGGCTGATTTCTCGGGCGGCGGGGGTGCTGCGGGGTATTCGGGTAACGGAGGTAACGGAGGAGTGGAGCCAAACAACGGCGCTTCAGGCAGTGGCGGTGGCGGTGGCGGTGGCGGGTCAGGAAGCTCTGGCTCATTTACACCCGCTGGGGGCGGTGGCGGGACCGGTATTTTAGGCGAAGGTTCGTCGGGGGCTGGCGGGGCTGGCGGGACTGGTGATGGCGGCGGTGGTGGATCGGGCGGCGCTACTGGCTTTTCAGGAACGAGCGGTTCTGCTGGCAAGGGCGGGGCTTATGGCGGCGGCGCTGGCGGTAGAAGTGATGGTGGTGCGGGTAGTACTACAAAAGGCTCAGGGGGTGTTGGTGCTGTAAGAATTATCTGGCCCGGAACTACGCGTTCGTTTCCATCAACTAATACGGGCAATTTGTAATGGAACTTTTTATTCAAATTCAAAATGGACAGCCGCATGAACATCCCATCTTGGGGGATAACTTTCGTGCGGCTTTCCCTGATGTTGATACAAACAATCTTCCACCACAATTTGCGCGATTTGTTCGGGTTGCATGTCCAAACAAAGCAGGCGCATATGAAGTTAATGAAGTTTCCTATCAATGGGTTGATGGCGTTGTAAAAGATGTTTGGTCTATACGTCAAATGACTAACGAAGAACGGCAAGAAAAAATTAACAAAGTTTTAGCGAGTCAGCCTTTTTTGTCTTGGGTTTTTGACGAGTCTTCCTGTTCATGGAAGCCACCCGCACCTTATCCGGAAGATGGAAAAGCCTATCGTTGGGACGAAGCAATCACCAACTGGGTCGAAGTAATCTTTAATCAAGGAGTTTAATCATGTCTGAAGTTATTCAAGAAGTACCCGCCCAAGCAGAACTTGACCGCCATTTCTCAGCAATGGGTGACTCGGTGGATCTCATCAATGCCATCGTTGCCGGTACTGGGATGGAAAATGAATCAGCGCAAGACCGCAAAGACTGCGTCGATCGCAACGTTGAGCATCTTGAGATTATGATTGCAAAGGGGTGGTTTGCGGGCCGTAATTTAACGGCCGCCAACGCAGCCATTACCGCAGGTAAGTCCTATCAACCAACCTAAGAGGTTTGCATGAAACTTCATATTCCCATCGAACTCGCGAATCAAATCATTGGCTACCTGGGCACCCGCCCGTACCAGGAGGTCTACCAACTGATTGAGGGCATGAAGGAGGCTGCAAAGCCACCGATGACCCCCTTACAAGAAGTGCCAACCGAGGAACAAGAGGCGGCTTAAATGAGCGACGATCTGGACAAGCGCTTATCGGTACATGAAGCGATTTGCGCAACACGTTATGAAAATATCGAAAAGCGCCTTGGCGACGGTAGCAGGCGCATGAAGCATATTGAGTGGCTGTTGTACATCACGATTGCTGCCGTCTTGCTTGGTCCAGGTGTCGCGGCCATGTTCGTTAAGAAATTGCTTGGGATATGAGCCTTGACCTTTTTGTGTTTATTCATTCTGTGGGTTTGCCTATTGCTTCCGCTTGCATTGGCGGTTACTTTGTTTTCTTGACGCTGAAGTACATCTTGGCGGGTGTTACAAGCTCAATCAATTCAATTTCCAGCATCATCACACAGCTTGAGCAGCGGGTTGACACGATGAACACCCAGCTTCAACGGATAGACATCAAGGTCACGCACAGCTTAGGTCTTGAGCCTGACTACGAGCGCATAGCCCGCGCAGAAAAGGCGGATAACCGGAAAGACTAATGGACTTCAACGTCAGCAAACTGATTGAAGAATATGGTTTTCCGACCTTAGCAGTCGGTGGGCTTATATATCTGGTGTATTACGTTTGGCGCTGGTCAACCGAAGAAATTGATCCGGTGTTATCAACAGCCAAGAAGTCAGTCATATCCTTGATTGATCGGGTGCGGATGCACGACAACGACCTGATCCGGCTAGATGAAAAGATTGATACGGTCCGACGGCTGCGCGGAGAGAAGATTGACCGTGAAGCTAGACGCGCCAAGGAAGAGATCAATAAGAATGGAGAACACTGATGTTTGAGTTACTCGGCGGCGGTTTGCTTGGCAGTATCTTTGGAGGTCTGTTTCGACTCGCCCCTGAAGTCTTGAAGTTCTTGGACAAGAAGAACGAGCGTCAGCACGAGTTATCCATGTTCCAACTCCAAACCGACCTCGAAAAAATGAGGGGCGAGTTCAAGATGGAGGAGAAGTACGTTGACTACTCCATTCAGCAAATGGATACCATCAAAGCTGCGTTTCAAGAGCAAGCTGAAACGGCTAAAGCAGCAGGTTGGTTTGTGGCTGCTATCTCGGCGTTGGTGCGTCCGGGCATTACTTGGGCTTTATTCTTTATGTATGCGGCAGTCAAAGCGGCTGCGCTTGTTATCGCATTTCAGACGGGTGCGGATTGGAAGGAAGTTGTAGCCAAGTGCTGGGATGAAGATGATTTTGGTGTCTTTACTATGTGCATCACGTTTTGGTTTGTTGGCCGCAGCGTAGAAAAGTACCAGAAATCATAATGGATGAGGCCAAAAAGCTTTGCAAGGATGTACTGATCAAGCCCTTTGAGGGGCTGGCAAAGCGTTTGCCTGACGGGCGTGTAACAGCCTATCCCGACCCTGGGACTCGTGGACACCCTTGGACCATAGGATGGGGCGCTACGGGCCCGGAAATCAACCCTGGGACTATCTGGACGATTGAGCAGTGCGAGGACGCCCTCGACCACCACGTCGAGTATTTCGTACAAGGTTTGCTCAAGATGTCTCCCAGCCTTGCTAAAGCCTTCCCAAGGCGCGTAGCTGCGGTTACAAGCTGGGCTTACAACTGCGGCCTTGGTAACTACAGGGTGAGCACCTTCAAAAAGCGCATCGACGCCGATAACTGGGACGGTGCCGCGGATGAGTGCTTGAAGTGGAATAAAGCCGCTGGCAGGGTTTTGCCAGGACTAACCCGTAGGAGGGCGGCCGAGGCCGCGTTAATGCGATGAGTTCAGCGACCAAGTCAGATCCGGCCAAGTGGAAGCGCATCGTCGCATCCGTAAAAGCCTCCGATAAAGGCGGCGATCCAGGCCAATGGAGCGCCCGTAAGGCGCAATTAGCGACCCAGAAGTACAAAGCATCGGGTGGGGGTTACAAAGGGCCCAAAAAGGCGGATAATTCGCTCTCAAAGTGGACGAGCGAGGATTGGGGTACAAAATCCGGTAAGCCTTCCACCCAAGGGCCTAAGGCCACCGGTGAACGGTACCTGCCCCGGAGAGCGCGAGAGGCGCTTTCGCCTGCTGAGTATGCAGCCACCACACGCGCTAAGCGTGAGGGTACCAAGTCCGGTAAGCAATTT